AAGTCAGGTTTTGCTAAGTTCACTATGCCGGTATTTGGCGGGTTTGACGGTCTCGATGTCACAGAGAAGGAACCGTTCAGAAACTCGAAGATGTCGGGCGGAGACGAGACCACCAGTTATGAGATTGCATCTCTTAAGAGAGCAATTGATTCAGTTTCAGACCCAGAAGAGATTGAAATGAATGCACTTGTAATTCCTGGTGTTACAAACTCAAGAGTTACGAACCAAGCAATTAGAGTTTGCGAAGAAAGAGCGGATGCTCTTGCAATCATCGATATTGAGAATGGTGGATATATTCCAAGTACAGAAAATAAAGATGACTTCAAGACAAACATCCAGAACTCAAAGGTAACAACTGCTGTTACCAACTTGGAGAACAGAGGTCTTGATTCAAGTTATGCTTGTTGTTTCTATCCTTGGGTTAAGATTGTAGACCAAATCAGTGATTCGCAGGTTTGGGTACCACCTTCAGTTGCAGCACTCGGTACTTTCGGCAGCACTGAGAGAGAGTCAGAATTGTGGTTCGCTCCCGCTGGATTCACCAGAGGTGGATTGTCTGATGGTGCTGCTGGTCTTCCGGTAGTTGCAGTTTCACAGAGAGTTTCTTCGAAGGAAAGGGATTCGCTCTATGAGGCGAACATCAACCCAATCGCACAGTTCCCAGCAGAGGGTATTGTAGTGTTCGGTCAGAAGACTCTTCAGGTTACACCATCAGCACTCGACAGAATCAATGTTCGTCGTTTGATGATTTATGTTAAGAAAGAGATTTCTAGAATTGCTGCTAGACTTCTTTTTGACCAAAATGTACAATCTACTTGGGATAGATTCCGTGGTCAGGTTGAACCGTTCCTTGACTCTGTTAAGTCTCGATTCGGTTTGTCAGACTTCAAGGTCATCCTTGATGAGACTACGACTACACCAGATTTGATTGACAGAAACATTATGTATGCTAAAATCTTCTTGAAACCAGCAAGAGCAATCGAATTCATCGCAATCGATTTCGTTATTACAAACACTGGGGCATCATTCGAAGATTAAAACAAGTTAGACACTACTTAATAGTGTTAGGAGGATTTTTTATATGACAACTCAAAAGTTTTGGTCAGATGCAGCAATCGAACCAAAAAGAAAATATAGATTTTTGTTATCGTTCAACGGTATCCCACAGTGGATTGTAAAAACAACTGGGAAACCAAACTTTTCGGTATCAGAGTCAGAACACAGTTTTATTAACTACAAGTTCTACTATCCAGGAAGATTGGAGTGGGAAGAGGTCAGTATTACATTGGTTGACCCAGTGGACCCTGATGCTTCACACACCATGCTTCAGTTGATTGAGAACTCTGGTTATGTTGCTCCACACAACTTCTTGAATGACCCACAGGGTCGTGGAGTTGCGAGCAATGTAGTAACTTTCTCCAAGAAGAGAGCAGTAGATGCAGTAGGTGGTCGTATGTTCATCCATATGATTGACGAAAACGGTGCACCAATTGAAACTTGGTCTCTCTACAATCCTTGGATTAAGTCTGTTAACTTCGGTGACTTGGACTATGAGTCAGACGAGTTGGTAAATGTCGAACTTTCTATTAGATATGACTGGGCGGACCTTGAGACCAAGAACACTCCTAGTAGAGACCTACAGAGAGCATCTGGATTTGCCAATACTCAGGTTACTAACCGAGGCAACAGAGCACCTGGTGTTTAATAAAAAAAACATTTATTTTAGTTTATAATTTAGTTAAAGAGAGGTTATATGAGCAGAAATTCTTCAAGGGTTCAGTCGGTAGATGAGTCCTCAATGCCGCAATCGGCACAACCACAACCAACAGTCCGCCGCACAGCAAATACAGAGTTTGTTGAACTACCGTCAGGCGGACGGTTTTATCCACAGGGACACCCATTACACAACCAAGAAGTCATAGAGATTCGCTTTATGACGGCGAGAGACGAGGATATACTTACATCTCCGACTCTTCTAAAGAAGGGTATGGCACTTGATAAGTTCATTCAAGGTATCTTGGTTGACCAATCCATTAATGTAGAGGACTTGCTTGTAGGAGATAAGTCTGCTATTATGATTGCAGCAAGAATTACAGGGTATGGTCCAGAATATGAAGTAAAGGTAACTTGTAAAGAGTGTGAGTCAGAGGTCGACCATGAGTTTGATTTGTCTGACTACAGCAAGTACTTCGTCAAAGACCAATCGGAAGAGACACCCTTTAAATTGAATGATATGGGTCACTTTTCTGCCACTCTTCCTGCTTCGAAACGAGAAGTTGTTGTTAGACTTCTTACATCCCGTGATGAAAAGCGGGTACAAAAGATGGCAGAAATGAGAGTAAAGAATAAATTAGCAGATTCTGCAACAACGGACTTACTAAAGTCGATTATTGTGTCTATAGATGGTGTAACACAACCAGATGAAGTTGGTGAAATGATATTAGATTTACCAGCGAGAGACTCTTTGTTTATTAGAAAGAATTACTCCAAACTTGTTCCAAAGGTGGAGATGAACGAGCATTATCAGTGTATGTATTGCGGGACAGAATCCGAAATGGAGGTCCCTCTGGGTGCCGGGTTTTTTTGGCCTGGGTAATGACCATATGATGTATGTCCACGAGCAGATGTTTTATTTAATTCATCATGGCAACTGGAACTACTATGATGTTTACGACCTTCCAATCAGAATAAGAGGATGGTTTGTTCAGAGATTAAGCAAACACTTCGAAGATAAAAACGAAGAAATGAAAAAGATGAATGCTAAGAACAAGAAAAGATAACTACTTATTACTGGAGTGTACTAAGTGAAAGACCAAGAACCAATTATAATTGACTTTACAAGAGTAGACGAGAGTTTCCTTATAGCAATGGGTGCTCGTCTTCGTCTTGTTTTGAATGCACTTTTTACGGGTGAGTTCTTCCCAGTTAAAGTCCGTGGTTCACAAGCACAAGTCGACTCCTTTGTTCGAACCCTTGCAGGCGAAAAGAGGTATCTTTCCTCCCTATCTCAGTATGGACTAGACAATCCGAAGACTCTAAGAGACAAATACAAATTAAACAAATCTGTTAAATCATTTGAAAGGGACACTGGGTTGGTTTGGCCATTTAAGTAGGGAGGTTCGTGAATGTTCAATAGCGAAGACTCCAGAGCACTACTAGAACTTCTACTAACCCTTAATCAAGCGGGTCAAGTCGACCCAGATAGCACTGAATTCAAGGAAGCAGAAAAACTAATTAAAAAACTGTTTCGTTCAGCGGAGAGGACTGCTTCAAGGCAGTTGAATTTGCAAGATATACTCGATAATCTTGAAAATAGAAAGAAGTTAATACAAAAAAGAAAAGAAGTTTATCTTGAAGAAGACGAAGCAAGAAAGCAGATACTAATAGCGGGTCGTAGAGCAGAGAACTTAATAAAAGAAAAGATAGCACTTCTAATGGTATCAGAAGAATCAACTGATGCAGAGATTGAAGCACTTCAGCAAGAACTAAAAGTCCTTCACAAGACAAATAAGGAACAAGACAATTACTTTAAGTATAGTGCAAAGGGTGCTGCAATGGCAGAAAGTATGTTGCAAGCAACTTTGGGCATCAGTAAGTCTTCGACCGACATCATGGGATTCGTTAAGGGATTCGGAAAAGGTCTCAAGAAGTCAGTAACAGCATCTAGCATATTGGCATCAACAGTTATAAAGGTGTTCGAAATGTTTGTTGCCGTCGATGGAGCAACATCGGGTCTTTTTAAGAAAACTGGTATGACAGGATATACTGACAGGATTGTCGGTACTGGTAAGGAACTTGCTCTCGCCTTTGGTGTCCAGTCAGAAACGGTATCCGCAGAACTGTTTGCGGAGGTCATGACATCTAGACGGTCGTTTGGTGCAATGGCATCCGATGAGGTTGATAGGGCAGTTGTTACAGCGGGTAAACTCTCAAAGTTGGGAGTTTCGGTTGGTGCATATGTTGATATTGGCAAGTATTTGTCACTGAACCTTGATGAGAACATAAAAGAGCAAGAACAGACTTTGGGTGTGTTTTATAAATTAGCAAAAGACACAAAAACATCACCAGAAGAGATGTTCAGAGAAGTTGCAAATTCATTGCCGACTTATTCTAGATATTTGGACGATTTTCCTAGAGTATTTGCTGGAATCCATCTCGCTGCAAGGAAAACAAATGTATCAATAACGGATTTGATGACCTTGACCGAGTCTCTGGATACAACAGACCAGGCACTAAAGCAGGCACAGAAATTTAATGCTCTTTTGGGTGGTAATTTCCTAAATCCAGTTGCTTTGCTCGCAGCAGACCCCGGAGAAAAGGTTAAATTGATAGCAGAAGCATACAGAAAGGCACAAGAGAAGTTGGGACAAATCCACCCAAGGGTCGTTAGGTCGTTGTATCAGAATTTTGGCATTGATGCACAAAGATTTAAGAATATTGTTAAT